AACAATAAACTCATCTAATGATTTACATTTAACAGCAACAACAGATATCAATATTCCAGCTGATGTTGGTTTAACTTTTGGTAATGATGGTGAAAAAATTGAAGGTGATGGAACAGATTTAACAATTTCAGGAAATAATATTAATTTAACAGCTACAGCAGATGTAGTTATTCCAGCTAACGTTGGAATTACATTTGGTACTGGTGAAAAGATTGAAGGTGATAGTACAGATTTAACAGTTACTTCTGGAGCTAAAATTAATTTAACAGCAACAACTGATGTGATTATTCCATCTGGTGTTGGTCTTGTTTTAGATGGTTCTGGTGATGAGAAAATTGAATCAGATGGAACCGACATTTCAATTAGTGTTGGATCAAATGGAGATATAAACGTTCCACAAAATGTTGGTATAACTTTTGGTGATGATGGTGAAAAGATTGAAGGAGATGGAACAGATTTAACTATTTCTTCTTCTGCACTTGCAACTATTGATGCTGGCACAGATATTACTTTAGACGCAGATGGTGGAGATATATTCTTTAAAGATGGCGGAACTACTTTTGGTAGTGCTACAAATACAAGTGGAAACTTAATAATTAAATCAGGTACAACTACAGCAGCTACATTTAGTGGTGCAAATGTTACTTTTGCAGGGACAATAGCTGGTGGAGGAACCCTTACTACAGGTGGTAATGTTGTAATTCCAGATGCTGGAAACATAGGTTCAGCTTCAGATACCGATGCAATAGCAATTGCTTCAAATGGAGTTGTGACATTTAGTCAAAACCCTGTATTTCCTGATGGAGGTATAGCTGTAGCAGATCTGGATATAGATGGAGCAACAGATATAGGAGAAGCTATTGTAGATGCTGATTTATTTATTGTAGATAATGGAGCAGGGGGAACTAATAGAAAAGTAGCTGCTTCAAGATTAGTAACATATATAGACGCAAATTCCAGCGCCGCAACAACAGGAAAAGCTATTGCAATGGCAATCGTATTCGGGTAAAAGGAGAATAATATGGCAACACCAAATATAGTAAACGTAGCAACAATCAACGCAGTTAATTCAACTGCTTTATTGGATGGTACATCAAGAACAACTGCAGTAGATGTTGCAGCTGAAAAAGTAGCAAAAATAAATACAATACTTGTTGCAAATGTTGATGGAACAAATGCTGCTGATATAACAATTGAAGTTAGTGTGGATAATGGTTCTAATTATGTTAAAATTGCAAATACAATTTCTGTACCAGCAGATGCAACTTTAAGTTTTTTAGAAAACCCAATTTATTTAGACGAAACAGATTTGTTAGCTTTTACAGCTAGTGCTGCAAACGACTTAACTTATTTCGTATCATATGAGTTGTTGAACGATTAGGAGGTTTTATAGGCTATGGCAAATGGCGGAATTATAGGACCAATTAATAAAACTTCTGCAGGTAAAAATACAGTCACTGTAAAAACATCAAACGGTAATATAACTACTCAACCAGGAACTGCATTTGCAAACATATTAGTTGTAGGTGGTGGCGGAGGTGGTGGTGATTCTGGAGCAGGCGCTGGAGGATTAGTTCTTATAGAAAGTCAAAGTATTTGTGGAGCTACAGCCTACCCTGCTGTTATAGGTGGTGGTGGAAGTGCTGGAAATAATGGTATGAATCCAGGTTATGGAACTGCTGGTAGTGACTCAACTTTTTTTTGTTTAACTGCTAAAGGTGGTGGTAGAGGAGCTTCATCTAATGTTGCTGGGCAAGATGGTGGATCTGGAAGTGGAGCTGGAGGAACAGACGCAGGATCTAATTTAGCTGGAGGCGCTACAACACAAGCAAGTCAACCTGGAAATTCAGGAACATATGGTTTTGGTAACGCAGGTGGTGGTGCTATTAATAATGAATTAACTTCTGGTGGTGGAGGTGGAGCTGGAGGTGCAGGAGCACAAGGACCTACAGGAAATACTTCTGGTGCTGGAGGAAATGGAAAAGATGTATCTCCTGCAGTAGGTACTACTGGAGGTGTATGTGGAGTTTTCGCTGGTGGAGGTGGAGGTGGTAGAGTTTCTAATCCAACTGGTGCAGCTGGTGGTCCAGGTGGAGGTGGTAATGCTGGTTCAGCAGGCACTACAAATACAGGCGGTGGTGGAGGTGGTATAAACGTTGGTTATTCTGCTGGTGGAACTACAACAGGAGGCACAGGTGGTTCAGGAGTTGTTATTTTAAAAGAATTAGATAGAGCTTCAGGTGTGTGGAATATTAATGAACATTTTTCAAAAGTAAAATGTGGTGAATGGCATGAAAGATTATTTGATATAGATTATTTAGTAGTAGCTGGCGGTGCTGGTGCTGGTGGAGGTGGTGGCGGTGGTGCTGGTGGTTATAGAGCTACTGGTTATGGACCTTCTCCATTACAAGGATCTGCTTTAAGTTTATCTGGAGGGTGTTATTCAATTACAGTAGGTGGAGGTGGAAATCAAGCAAAAGGAAACAATTCAGTATTTTCAACAATAACTTCAGCTGGTGGTGGTGTAGGTAGTAATGTTAGTTCAGGTTCTGATATGGATGGTGGATCAGGAGGTGGTGGAGGTCCATCTGATGGTACAGGTGGAACAGGTAATACTCCTCCGACAGATCCACCTCAAGGAAATAATGGTGGAAATAATGCATCAAACGCTGGTGGTGGAGGTGGTGGTTCTACAGCTGTTGGAAGCAATGCCTCATCAGGAGCTGGTGGAAATGGTGGAGCTGGTGCTCCAAATACAATTTTAGGACCTGATACATCTTATGCTGGCGGTGGTGGAGGAGCAGGTAGTTCTTCAGGTGGTTCTGCAGGAGCTGGTGGTGGAGGAACTGGAAGTCCTGGTGGTTCATGCACTCATGGAGGTGCTAACACTGGTGGTGGTGGAGGTGGTAATTGGTATAGTGGATGTAGAGGAGTAGGTGGTTCAGGAATTGTGGTGGTAAGAGCCCCAAGTGCAGTTACTTTTACAGGAACTCCTTGTTGTGCATTTACAGCTTCAACTCATCCAGGTGGTGATAAAATTGGTAAATTTACAGCATCAGGAACATTGACAATAGCTGGAGCATAAATTATAAATAAATTTTTAAGGAGAAAATAATATGGCACATTTTGCAGAATTAGAATCAAAAACAGATCCAACAGGTTTTACGTCTGATACACATTTAGTTGTAAAAAGAGTAGTAGTTGTAGCAAACGATGAAGTTCCTTCAGACGAACACGTTGATGGAGAAACATGGTGTGTAAATTTTTTTGGTGGTGGCACATGGAAACAAACTTCTTACAATAATAATTTTAGAAAGCAATATGCAGGCATTGGTTATGTTTATAACTCATCAAAAAATAAATTTTTAGCACCACAACCTTTTGCATCTTGGTCTTTAAATGGTAGTGATGATTGGCAAGCACCAATTACATACCCATCAGTTACATCTGGATCTGGTTTTACTTACTTGATTAGCTGGAATGAGACTAAGTATAAAGCTAACAACAATACAGGTTGGGAAGCAATTAAATCAAACGATACATCGGAAACACCTACCAAATACAATTGGAACGGCTCAGCTTGGGTGTCCGAATAGGAGACTTAAATGGCCAGATCTAATGGCGGTATAATTGGTGTAAAAAACATTACTTCTTTTGGGAAGAATACTGTTACATCTAAAACTTCATCAGGAGCAGTCACTACACAACCAGGAACTAGAGTTGTAGACTACTTAGTAGTCGCTGGTGGTGGTGGAGGTGGATCTAACTGTAATGGATCTTATGATGGTGGTGGCGGTGGAGGCGGTGCTGGAGGTTATAGAACTGCTTCTTCAATAGAAGTTTCTGGTAATACACCTTATCCAATGACTGTTGGTGGTGGTGGAGCAGCTGGTTCAGCTGGATGCAAAGCACCAGGAGCAAATGGTAGTAATTCAGTAGCAGGTTTTCCAGCGAATCCAATTACATCCAATGGTGGCGGTGGAGGTGCTGGTACTCAACCTCAACCAGCATCAGATAGAATTGGTGAAGCAGGTGGTTCTGGTGGTGGAGCTGGTAACTCTGATTCCCCTGGAGGAGTTGGTGGATCAGCGGCAGGCGGAGCAGGTAATACTCCTCCAACAGATCCTCCTCAAGGCAATAATGGAGGAGCGTCTGGTTTCGGGCCTACTTCATACACTGGTGGCGGTGGCGGTGGAGCAAGCGCTGTTGGTACTGCAGGAGGTTCAGCTAGTGCTCCTACAGGTGGTGTTGGTGGAGCTGGAGAACCAAATGATATATCAGGATGTGCAGTGTCTTACGCTGGAGGTGGTGGTGGCGGTGGACCTGTTGGTGGAGCTGGTGGAACTAGTCCTGCTGGAGGAACATCTGGAGGTGTTGGTGGATCAGCAAGTGGTAGTCCCGCAGCTGGAGCTGGAACAACTAATACTGGTGGTGGAGGTGGTGGAGTTGGTAGACAAAGCGGTGGCCCCGCTGCAAATGGTGGATCAGGAATAGTTATCGTAAAAGAATTAAACAAAGCAAGTGGTGTTTGGAATATAAGCACTCACTTTAGAAAACAAAAAGAGTCAGTAATAACATGGCCTTATCATTTTTATCAATTAGATTATTTAGTAGTAGCCGGTGGTGGTAGCGGTGGAGGTGGTGGAGGTGCCGGTCATGGAGCTGGTGGAGCTGGAGGTTATAGAGCTTCTGGTTATGGGCCAAGTCCTTTACGAGGTTCAAAATTAGACATAGTTCCAGGATGTTATTCAATTACAATTGGAGGTGGTGGAGCACAAGTAGGTGGATCACCAACACCTGTTACAGGTAATGATGGAAACAATTCAGTATTTTCAACAATAACATCTACTGGTGGTGGCGGTGGAGGTTCAGAAGGCGTTTGTGGAAGAGATGGAGGTTCTGGTGGAGGAGCTTCTTTTGGTGGACCAGATTATGGTGGAGCTGGAGGTTCAGGTAATACACCTCCCACAGATCCACCTCAAGGTAATGATGGTGGTAGTGGACCATCAACCGGTAAATATGGAGGTTCTGGTGGTGGTGGAGCCACTGCAGCAGGATCCCCTGCTCCAGGACCAACTACTGCTGGTGCCGGTGGTGCAGGAGCGCCTAACACAATTTTAGGACCAGACACTAGCTATGCTGGTGGTGGTGGAGGTGGAATAAGATGTAATAATACCGCAGGATCCGGAGGAGCTGGCGGTGGAGGTGCAGGATCACCAGGTGGTGGATCAGCAGGTACAGCAGGTACTGCAAATACCGGTGGTGGTGGAGGTGGTGGTGCAAACACTAACAGCCCAAATGTAGGAGGAGCAGGTGGATCAGGAATAGTTGTAGTTAGAGGACCAAGTGCAGTTACTTTTACAGGCACTCCATGTTGTGCATTTACAGGATCAACACACCCAGGGGGCGATAAAATAGCTAAATTTACAGCTTCTGGTACATTGACAGTTTCATAAAAATAGATATATTGTTTCTATGGTGGTAAAAGAAAGAATATGAACTTAACAAATTATTATTGGTATTTTCAATCAGCAATTCCAGAGCGTATCTGTGATGACATTGTTCGTTATGGAAAACAATTACAAGATCAAATGGCAGTTACTGGTGGTTATGGCAATGGTAAAAAATTAAATCAAAAACAAGTTAAAGATTTAAAAAAGAAAAGAAATTCTGATGTTGTTTGGATGAATGATAGATGGATTTATAAAGAAATACAACCATATGTTAATCAAGCAAATCAAAACGCAGGTTGGAATTTTCAATGGGATTGGTCTGAATCTTGTCAATTTACAAAATATACTAAAGGTCAATTTTATGATTGGCATTGTGATGGTTGGGACAAACCTTATTGGCGAGAGCACCAAAATGATCCATCACATGGTAAAATCAGGAAACTATCAGTAACAGTTACATTATCAGATCCAAAAGATTATAAAGGTGGAGAGTTAGAATTTGATTTTAGAAATATGGACCCTGATAAAAAACCTAATATAAGAAAATGTAAAGAAATATTACCTAAAGGATCTTTAGTAGTATTTCCTGGTTTTGTTTGGCATAGAGTATGTCCAGTTAAAAAAGGAACAAGGCATAGTTTAGTAATATGGAATTTAGGATGGCCCTATAGATAATATGAAAAAGAAAAAAGAAGAATTAAAGTTTCCAAAACAATTAGAAAGAGAAAATCTATTTAACTGCCCTATATGGTTTGCTGATGAACCAGGATTTGTTAATGAATTAAATAAAGCATCTGATCCATATATTGAAGCAGCAAAGAAAAATTTAAAAAAAACAATAGATAAAAGAAATAAAAAATTTGGTAATAAAGGAGACATGGGACATGTGTTTCATTCAACAAGTTTAATAGGTGATCCTAAATTTAAAAAATTACAAGATTATGTAGGAGCAACTGCGCACAATTTATTAATTGAAATGGGATTTGATTTAACAAATTATTCAGTATTTATTACAGAATTATGGGTGCAAGAGTTTCCTAAAAAAGGTGGTGGACACCACACATTACATACACACTGGAATGGTCACATATCTGGTTTTTATTTTTTAAAAGCAAGTGAGGCAACATCCATGCCGTTGTTTGAAGATCCAAGACCAGGTAATATTATGAATCTTTTACCAGAAAAAGATAGAACAAAAGTAACCTATGCATCAACACAAATAAATTATAAAGTAAAACCAGGGAAAACTATGTTTTTTCCATCTTACATGCCACACCAATATATAGTAGATATGGGATATGAACCATTTAGATTTATACATTGGAACTGTCAAGCTATACCAAAGATTGTTTTAAATGCAAAATAAAGATATGAAAAAAGCTGTGATAAAAACTATATTGGAGTCTAGTCCATTAAAAACTAAACCAAATTTTATAGATAATTTTATAAAATCTAAAATGCAACTGAAAGGAAAAAATGTCATTAAAAAAATCGGCGTTCCAAAAAAATAAATATAGTGTTTTGAAAGGAGCTATATCTAGAGAAATTGCAGATTTTGCTTTTGATTATTTTTTAAATAAGAGAAAAGTAGCTGGATTTTTATTTGATCAAAAATATATATCCCCATTTACTGACTACTGGGGAATATGGAATGATGAACAAGTTCCTAATACTTATTCACATTACAGTGACATGGTAATGGAAACTTTATTAGAAAAAGTAAAACCTACTATGGAAAAACATACAGGATTAAAATTATCTCCTACATATTCTTACGCTAGAATATATAAAAAAGGAGATGTACTCGTTAGACATAAAGATAGATATTCCTGTGAAATATCTACTACTTTAAATTTAGGTGGTGATGCATGGCCTATTTATTTAGATCCTACAGGTAAAAAAGGTCAAGCTGGTATTAAGGTAGATTTAAAACCTGGAGACATGTTAATCTATTCTGGCTGTGATTTAGAACATTGGAGAGAGGAATTTACCGGTAAAGATTGTGCACAAGTATTTTTACATTATAACAAAGCATCATCTAAAACAGCTAAAGAAAATCAATACGATAAAAGACCATTTTTAGGGTTGCCCGCTTACTATAAAGGCTTTAAAATACCTAAATAATATTGTATATAATAATATGGCGGGAGATTCCACCACACCATCTCCTGCCTTATTATTATTAAGGATTTTTTATGCTACAAAAAATAAATATTCAACCAGGATTCAATAAGCAAGTCACAGCAACGGGCGGCGAGGGTCAATGGGTTAGTGGTGATTATGTAAGATTTAGATATGGCTCACCTGAAAAAATAGGTGGCTGGGCCCAGTTAGGAGATATAACTTTAACTGGTAGAACAACTGCTATGCACCAATTTGTTAATTCAAGTGGTATTAAATACTCAGCATTAGGTACAAATAGAATTTTATATGTGTATTCAGGAGGAGCTTTTTATGATATAACTCCTATTAAGGCTACAACAACATTAACGAATGCTTTTACAACAACACAAAGCGATGCAACAGTCACGATTACGTTTTCATCTGATCATAATATTTCTAAATATGATATTATTCGTTTGGATAATTTTACCGCTATTACCGATTCTGATTTTAGTTCTGGTGACTTTGATGATAAAGTATTTATGGTTGCAACCGTCCCTACTTCAACAACGATTACAATTGAAATGGGATCGAATGAATCAGGATCAGGAGCATCCACATCTGGTGGAATAAGAGTTCAACATTACTATTCAATAGGACCTGCAGTTGAAGAATCAGCCGCTGGTTATGGACTAGGGGTATGGGGTGGTACTACTGCAGGTGCAATTACTTCTACACTCGATGGAGCATTAACTTCATCTTCATCAAGTATTGTTCTTGATGATTCTACAGGATTCCCTGCTTCAGGTACTGTTATAATAGATGATGAAAGAATTGCCTATACTTCAAACACTACTGGTTCTGGAACTTTAGGAGGATTAACTAGAGGATCAGATAACTCTACAGCCGCATCACACTCTGATGCTGCTACTGTAACCAATGCATCAGATTATACTAAATGGGGTGCATCACAAACAGGTGACATTGTAACAGCACCTGGAATTTGGTCATTAGATAATTTTGGTAATAAACTTATTGCAACTATTGCAGATGGTGCAACTTTTGAATGGGATTCAAATGCATCAGGTGCAACATCAACTCGTGCAACAATTGTATCTGGAGCTCCTACAGCTTCACAATTTACATTAGTTTCTACACCGGATAGACACTTAGTTTGTTTTGGAACAGAAACTACAATTGGTACAACATCTACTCAAGATGACATGTATGTTAGATGGTCTTCTCAAGAATCTTTAACTACGTGGACTCCAACTTCAACTAACACTGCTGGTACACAAAGACTTGCAGATGGTACAAGAATTGTTGGATCAATAAGAGGTAGAGATGCAATTTACATTTGGACAGATACAGCTTTATTTATTATGAAATTTGTTGGTCCACCATTTACTTTCTCGTTTCAACAAGTTGGAACTAACTGTGGATTGATTGGGCAAAATGCAGCCGTTGAAGTTGATGGATCTGCATACTGGATGTCAGAAAATGGTTTTTTTAGATACACTGGACAATTACAATCACTAGCATGTTTAGTTGAAGACTATGTTTATGATGATTTAGCAGATGTACCTAGACAACATATTTATGCAGGTTTAAATAACCTATTTGGTGAAGTTACTTGGTTCTACCCAGGTAGTGGAGCTACAGCTAATTCTAGATCGGTTACATATAATTATATGGATTCAAGCAACGAGCGGCCTATATGGACTACCAGTTCTTTAGCTCGTTCTACTTGGGCAGACTCATCTATATTTGGTAAACCGCATGGAACTGAATATGATTCAAGTGCTTCAAGTGATTCAACAGTTGGTAATACTGATGGTGTTACAACTTACTATGAACATGAAACTGGAACTAATCAAATTAAAGCAGGCGCAACAACTGCTATTGCTGCAAATATACAATCAGGAGATTTTGATTTAGACCAAAAAGGTTTAGCTGGTGATGGTGAATACATGATGAAAATTAGAAGAGTGATACCTGACTTTTTAACTCAAACAGGAGATGCAAGAGTAACTTTAAATTTAAAAAATTATCCAACAGATGCAGAAGCAAGTTCATCTTTAGGACCTTTTACAACAACTACTACTACAACTAAAATAGATACCAGAGCACGTGCAAGAGCTATCGCTTTAAAAGTAGATAACACTGGAAGAACACAACACTGGAAACTTGGTACTTTTAGATTAGATATACAACCGGATGGAAGAAGATAATGGCTAGAATAGTACAATCATTAACACAACCAACTGAAGAATATAATCAACAAGTTCAGCAAT